AAATGTACAGGTTGGGCAATAGTTGCAACAATGGAAAGACCAGATGGAACTTGGTATACAGACACCATTACAGATATAGATGATGACACAGCTTCATCTGTTGATATTTTTTTAACTGAATACTGTGAAGAAAAGGAGAATGAATGATACCATATGAAATAGGAAAACAATTGATAGACAAAATAGAAAAAGAACTAGGTGGCAAAGCAAATGGTCATGAAGATTATCTTGAAGGTAAAGGTACACAGTTTTCTTTTGATTTAAATGGTAAGTCTTATAGTGTTGACTTATGGGATGAGGATATAATAAAAGATGTTTGAGTTTAAACACCCAGATTATTATAAAAAATTACGAAAGAACTTGACAAATAAAGACAACTATGATAAGGAGAATCATGATGAAAAAATACAAAGTAAGAATCTTCGGACTAGGAATAGACGCAAAGGCACTGATACCATTTCCATACGAACCAACACTAGAGATGATTGAGAATGCTGTTGCCGAATATTTAAACGAAGGACTCATGAAGATAGAAGTTGATGACTTCTTCGCAAAAGATAAATACACAATAACATACGAGGAAATGCCAGTTGAATTATAAACAACAGCTAGCAGTAATAGAAGGGCTATTCATTCCACCAGATACATCTGTTAGAATGGATTGTCCTTTTTGTTCTGGTAAGAATACTTTATCAGTTGATACATCAGCCAACAATCTTAGTTGGTATTGTTTTCATGCATCATGTAATGCCAAAGGTAAATATCAAGGAGAAAAAAATATGAACTATGTAACAGATACATTTAAACAGAAAGAAGAAATACAAAATTTAAAATTTGAAATGCCAGATAGTTTTACATCTGTATATTCAGATGAAAAAGCAATGAAGTACCTACATAAAAATAATTGTTGGGAAGCATGGAGTTGGGGTAGAGCCACAATAAAGTTTGACATAGCACAGAACAGAGTAGTCTTCTGTGTTAAAGACCCAGAGACAGATGAGATTGTAGGTGCAGTAGGTAGAGGATTAAATTCTAAAGTCTATCCTAAATGGTATATGTATGGTAACAAAGATGTACCATTTACTTGTGGGTTGACAGAGCATAAGGAGGCTATACTTGTAGAAGATTGTGCCTCTGCTTGTGCAGTATCTAATGTACTAACTGGCATAGCTTTGATGGGTACATCATTAAAAGAATCTCATAAGAAACACTTGACACAATACAAAAAATTGTATATAGGGTTAGACAGAGATGCAACAACTAAATCATTTGCTATTGCTAATGAACTTAAATCTTATGGTATTAAGAATGTGCATGTTAAAACTTTAGAAGATGATTTAAAATACTATGGAACAAAGGAGATAGAGGAGATGTTTAATGACTGAAGAAATGATGAAAGAAATATTAGAGGATTGGAATAGTTGGAAGTATGACATCATAGAGTTAAATAATTCTACATGGAATACAAGAGATCAAAGTAAACTAGAAACCATAACAGCAATACTAGAAGAACAATTAGAATTGCAGAAAGCAATTAAAAGAAGATGATAGAAAAACAAATAATTAAATTAATGTTAGACAAAAAGTTCTATGCAGAATACAAAGGTCAAGTATCTCGTAATGTATTTCAAGGTAGCTTTGGTTCTTTGTATGATACAATACAAAAAGCACATGATAAGTATGATGCTGATATAAGTATTGATGAGTTATATTCTTTGCACACTACTGTATTTAATCCTGCACTAACACGAGCAGCGAAAGAACAGTTCAGTGAATTACTTGAAGATATAAAAGAAACACAAGAGCCATCAAAAGAAATAGCAGATGACATAATAAAAATATTAATTGAAAGAGATGTTGCACAGAAGATAGCAATCGAAGCTACAGAAATATTTAATGGTAAGCCTGCAGACTTTAATTTTATTACAAATTTAATTGAGAAACATAAGACAGGATTACCTACAGAAAAATTAGAGGCAGTAACAAATGATATTACTCAATTACTTGATGAGTTAAATGTTGTAAGTAAATGGCAATTTAATTTATCTGTACTAAAAAATAATATAGGTGGAATTGGTCCAGGCAATCTTATGATTGCATTTGCTAGACCAGAGACAGGTAAGACAGCATTTTGGGTGAGTCTTGTATCAGCACCATATGGATTTGCTGAACAAGGTGCAAAGGTACATGCATTTATAAATGAGGAACCTGCAGTGCGTACACAGATGAGAGCCATCAGTTGTTTTACTGGACTTAACAAAGAACAGATTGTAGATGATATTGAAACAGCACATGATGAATGGATTAAAATAAAAGATAATATTAAAATGATTGATACAGTTGATTGGTCTATGGATGATATTGATAGTCATTGTGAGAAACATAAACCAGATATTATTGTTATAGATCAGTTAGACAAAGTAAATATGAAAGGTACATATGCACGAACAGATGAAAAGCTACGAGCAATCTATACAAGTGCAAGAGAGATAGCAAAGAGAAGAGAATGTGTAGTCATTGCTATATCACAGGCATCAGCAGATGCACACAACAGAGATCATATATCATTTGATATGATGGAGAACTCTAAAACAGGTAAGGCAGCTGAAGCAGATTTAATTATTGGTATTGGTAATAGAGCATCTAATGATCCTACTAATAACAGTAGAGTACTAAACATAAGTAAAAATAAAATAACAGGTTGGCATGGGGATCCATCTTGCTTGTTAGATAAATATATAAGTAGATTTACAGATTAACGGAAAGGTAAATATGATAACAACAATAGATGTAGAAACATCATATCAAAAAACAGAGGCAGGTGGATTTGATCCATCACCATTTAATCCTAATAACATATTGGTTAGTGTAGGAATTAATGATGAATACTATTTTACTAACCATAGTGAAAGAGTTGATGAAGGATGCTTTCATAAGATACAGAAGATACTAGATGAAACTAAAATACTTATAGGTCATAACATTAAGTTTGATTTAAGTTGGTTACTTGAGGCAGGATTTACTTACACAGGTAATGTATATGATACAATGATAGCAGAGTATGTACTTAATCGTGGTGTAAGAAAAAGTTTAACATTACTTATGTGTTGTCAAAGAAGAAAACTAGATGCTAAAGATGATGCAGTAAAAGAATATATGGATAGAGGTGTATCATTTGAGAATATACCTGCAGAAATTGTAGAGCAGTATGGTAAGATAGATGTAGCTATTACTAGACAGTTGTTTGATTCACAAATGGCAGACTTAAGAACAGATAAACATAAAGGTTTGTTAAAGACAATTAAAGTTATGAATGAGTTTTTAATTGTGCTTACTGATATGGAACGTAATGGTATCAATGTAAACTTAGATGATCTTAAGCAAGTAGAAAAAGAATACAGAGCAGAGTTTGCATATCTAAAACAAAAGATAGATAAGATTGTATATGAAAAGATGGGAGATACTAAGATTAATTTAGGTAGTCCAGAACAATTATCATGGTTAATCTATTCTAAAAAACCTAAAGATAAAAATCAGTGGGCTAAGATATTTAATACAGGTGTAGATAAATTTACAAAGAAGAATAAGAAAAGACCTAAGTTTTCTTTTGCACAATTTAGAACATTAGTAGCTAATAACTCTGAGCCTATATATAGAACTATGGCTAGTCAATGTTTACATTGTGCAGGTAAAGGTGTAATAAGAAAAGTTAAAGTTGATGGCACACCTTATAAAAAATATAGTAAGTGTGATGATTGTCATGGTGAAGGATTTACATATGCTAACATGGCTAAACTTGCAGGATTTAATCAAAGACCTAGAAGTGTATATGATGTATCAGACTCTGGATTTAAAACAGATAGACTTACATTAAATAAAATTGCAGGAGAAGCTGAAGGAGAGTTCAGAGAATTTATTGATGCTATACTTAGACACAATGCTATCTCTACATACTTAAATACTTTTGTAGAAGGATTACAAAACTTTACAAATGATAATGGTTTGCTACATCCTAAGTTTATGCAAGCAGTTACAGCAACAGGAAGATTATCTAGTCGTGATCCTAACTTCCAAAACCAACCTAGGGGTGGTACGTTTCCAATACGTAAAGTTATACAATCTAGATTTAAAGGTGGGCAGATTATAGAAGTAGACTTTGCACAACTAGAGTTTAGAACTGCAGTATTTCTTGCACAAGATAAACAAGGTATGGAAGATATAAAAAATAATATAGATGTACATAAATTTACTGCTGATATTATAGGTGTGTCTAGGCAAGATGCAAAGGCACATACATTTAAACCTTTGTATGGTGGTACAACTGGTACAGATGCTGAGAAAAAATACTATAAAACATTTGCAGAAAAATATAAAGGTATAACTAGATGGCATGATGAATTACAAAGTCAAGCCATAACTTATAAAAGAGTTAAGCTACCTACAGGTAGAGAGTATTCGTTTCCATATGCAGAACGTATGCCTTGGGGTGGATCTAGTTATGGTACTCAAATAAAAAATTATCCTGTGCAAGGTTTAGCTACTGCTGACATTGTGCCTTTGGCTTGTATAAAAATATATGAGTTAATGAAAAAAGAAAAGGTAAAGAGTTTACTTATTAACA